GACAACGTCGTCCTGCGCGTCAAGGGCGACACGGCCGCGTGATGAGCCTCGAAGCCGGGCGCCTCAACAAGCGCGTCACCCTGCAGTCGCATGGCATCACGCAGGACGCCAACGGCACCCCCGTCGAAGGCTGGAGCGACGTCGCCACCGTGTGGGCCGCCGTCGATCCGCTCTCCGGGCGCGAGTTCTTCGCCGCCGCCCAGGTGCAGGCCGAGCAGATGCAGCGCATCACCATCCGGTACCGCGCGGGCATCAACACCGCCATGCGCGTTGCATGGTCCGGCCGCGTGTTCGACATCACCGCCGTGATCGACTGGCGCGAGCGACACGAATTCCTGCAGCTCATGTGCCGGGAACTGCAATGAACGATCGCGGCATCAAGGGCGGACGCGAGCTGGATGCCGCGCTCAAGGCGCTGCCCGCCAAGCTCGAGCGCAACATCCTGCGCGGCGCGCTGCGTGCCGGCGGCAAGGTCTTCCTCGAGGCGGCCCGGGCGCGTGTGCCGGTCAAGTCGGGCGACCTGCGTGCCTCGCTGCGCGTGCGCACCGGCGCGAAGCGGGGCCGCGTCTCCGCATTCCTGAAGGCCGGCGACAAAAAGGCGTGGTACGCCCACCTCGTCGAGTTCGGCACCCGCCGCCACTGGATCAAGCCCAGGGCGCGCAAGAGCCTGTTCTTTGCCGGCATCGCCAAGGAGGTCGTCGATCACCCCGGCGCGGTTGACAAGCCGTTTCTGCGCCCGGCCTTCGAAGGCAGTGCCGACGACGCCCTGCGCGCCATCGCCGACTACGTGCGCGCGCGGCTCGACAAGGAAGCCCGCCGATGAATGTCGAACTTGCCGTCAAGGCCCTGCTCGATGCCGCCGCCCCCGTCACCGCGCTGGTGCCGGCCGCGCGCATCTATGCCGGCCGGCTGCCGCAGAACGTCGCCTACCCGGCGCTGCTGATCAACACCATCGCCAGCAGCCCGATCGACAGCTACCCCGCGTCCGGCACCGACGCGCGCATCGAGGTGCGCGCCTTCAGCCGCACGCGCAGCGAAGTCAAGGCCGTGCTCGACGCCGTCGGCCCCGCGCTCAAGCGCCAGTGGGGCAGCTTCGGCGGCATCAGCGTGGCCGCGATCATCGGGCCCTACGGCGGCCCGAGCCTCTACGACGACTCGATGGAGGTCTATCACGAGTCGTTCGATTTCACCGTCATCACCAACCCCTGATTCCGCAACACCACCCGTAGGAGAACGTCATGGCCATCGCATCCGGCGTCGCCAAGCAGCTGCGCTACAAGCAAGAATCCGCCTGGGGCTCCGCGCCCGGCGCCAGCGGCGCGCAGTTGATGCGCCGCGTCGAGTCCTCGATCGATCTGGTCAAGGATACCTACCAGTCCAATGAGATCCGCGCCGACTACCAGATCAGCGACTTCCGCCACGGCGGCCGGCGCGTCGAGGGCAGCATCCGCGGCGAACTCTCGTGCGGCACGCACAAGGATTTCATCGCCGCCGCGCTGCGCCGCGACTTCGCCGCCGTCACTGCGGCCACCGGCCTGTCGCTCACCATTGCTGGAACGGGGCCCACCTACACCGTCACACGCGGCGCCGGTTCCTGGCTCACCGACGGCTTCAAGATCGGCATGGGCATCCGCCTGTCGGTCGGCACGCTCCATGCCAACAACATCAACAAGAACCTGTATATCGTCGGTCTCACCGCCACCATCGCCACGGTGATGACGATGAACGGATCGGCAATGCAGGCCGAAGGGCCGATCGCCTCCTGTACCGCCACCGCAACCGGCAAGACCACCTACGTGCCGACCACCGGCCACCTCGACCGCAGCTTCGCCATCGAGCACTGGTACGCCGACATTGCGCAATCCGAACTCTTCACCGGCTGCAAGGCAGACACCATTGCGCTCAACATGCCGGCCACCGGCATCGCAGGCATCGACATCGGCTTCAAGGGCAAGGACATCACAGCCGCCACGGCCGCGTATTACACCAGCCCGACGGCGGCCACTACCTCGGGCGTGCTCGCGGCGGCCAATGGCCTGCTGGTCGTCGGGGGGTCCGCCATCGCCACCGTCACCGGGCTCACGCTCAACGTGGCCGGCGGCTACAGCGGCGAGGCGGTCGTCGGATCCAACTCCAGCCCGGCCATCTTCCCCGGCCGCGTCAACGTCAGCGGCCAGCTCACCGCGCTGTTCGAAGACGCCACGCTGCGCGATGCGTTCCTCAACGAGACCGAAGTTGCGCTTCTCGCCGTGATGACCGAGAGCAACGTGGCCGCGGCCAACTTCTTCGCCGTCACGCTGCCGCGCATCAAGTTCGGCGGTGCGCAGAAAAACGACGGCGAGCGCGGCCTGCAGGGCACCTTTCCGTTTCAGGCGCTGTTCAACGGCAGCGGCGGCAGCGGCACCTCGAGCGAGCAGACCACCCTCATGGTGCAGGACACGCTCGCCTGACCACCCCACCAGCGGCGCGGCAACCCGCGCCGCCCCACCCAAGGACATCCATGAACCCGTTCAAGGACATCACCGACAAGCACGACGCCGACGTCGAGCTGCTGCACCCGGTCACGCGCAACCCGCTGAGGGCTGCCATCACCATTGCCGGGCCGGAGCACCCCAAGCGCAAAGCCATCCTCGCCGATCGCGCGCGGCGCATCCGGCGCAAGCTCGAACGCACCGGCAAGCTCAAGCTCGATGATCCGGAGACCGAAGAGGCCGACCGCATCGAACTGCTCGCCGGCTGCACGCTCGGCTGGTCCGGCCTCACCGGCGAAGACGGCACACCGCTGCCGTTCAGCACCGAGGCGGCGGCGGACCTCTATACCCGCGTCGGCTGGATTCGCGCACAAATGGAGGCGGCCTTCGACGACCGCGACCTTTTTATTCAGGACTCGTCGAGCACCTCATCGACTGGGCGCGCAGCCAGTTCGAGCTGAACCGCGACGCCGGGGCCGGCGACGGCAGCACGGTGCGCGAGCACCTGCAGGCCGCCGCCCGCATGACCGGCGTCGTGCCCGACGAGTTGAACACCGACCCCCTGCCGCCCGGCCTCGACTGGCTCTGGCAGGCGTTCTGCGAACTGAGCGAAGGCCGCGGCGGCACCGGCTTCGAGCCGGCGCCGCTCACCTGGCGCGACCTGCGCGACTGGACCGCCCTGATGCAATTGCAATTGACCCCGTGGGAAGCCGGCGTCATTCGCCGGCTCGACCGCGAATTCCTCAAAACCATGGGAAAGCACAGCCATGTCGATCAAGGTCGGTGAGCTGCTGGTCGAGCTGGGCGCCGATGTGGCCCGCCTGCGCACCGACATGGGCAACGCCGCGCGCGTAGTCGACGATCATGCAAAGCGCATGGCACGCGCCGCCGACACGGTCAAGACCGCGCTCGGCGGCATCGCCATCGGCCTGTCGGCCGGCGCGGTGGCGAGCTTCGCCAAGCAGGCCATCGACGGCGCCGCCGCGCTCGACGACATGGCCGAAGCCACCGGCGCCAGCGTCGAGAGCCTGAGCCGCTTTACCCAGGTGGCCAAGATCGGCGGGCAGGATGCCGGCGTCGTTGAGACCGCTATCCTGCGCCTGAGCAAGGCCATGGCCGGCGTGGACGAAGAATCGAAGGGCGCCGGCGAGGCGTTCCGCAAGCTCGGCCTCAACGTTGCCGAGCTGCGTGCGCAGTCGCCCGACAAGCAGTTCGAAGCCGTCGCCAAGGCCATGAACAGCTTCGCCGACGGCGCCGGCAAGACCTCCATCGGGCTGGCCCTCTACGGCAAGCAGTGGAAGGAAATCGCCCCGTTCATCAAGGACTACGGCGACAACCTCGGCATCGCCTCGCGCATCACCGCCGAGCAGGCCGCCGAAGCCGAGCGCCTGCAAAAGCAGTTCAACGCGCTCAAGCTATCGGTCACCAGCCTGGCGCAGGAAGGCATCCTCAACCTCGTGCAGGCGTTCAACCGGCTGCAGCAGGTCGGGCTGCGCCAGTTCCTTGCCGAGCCGCTCACCGACAACCTCGCTGCCCTGAAAGCGCGCTCTGAAAAGCTGGCCGGCGACATGAATTATGCCGAGCGCCAGGGCGACATCGCCGAAGTCAACCGGCTCTACGGCGAGCAGGTCGCGCTGATCGAGAAGATCCGCCGCCTCGAAAAAGCCGGTGCCGGCGACGGCAAGCCGCAGGCCCCGGTGGTGAACAACGCGCTCGGCGACTTCCTTGGCAGCGCCGCCGTGCAGTCCGACGCGCAGCGCAAGCTCGCCGAGCGCCGCAAGCTGCTTCAGGAATACGCCGAGGCCGTCAAGGGCGTGGCGCAGGGCACGCCCGACTTCAATGCCGCGCTGGCCGCGCTCAACCAGGGCCTTGCCAACATCGAGGAGAAAGGCAAGAAGGCGGCCAAGGCCGCCAAGGATCTGAAAGCCGAATGGGAGCACTACACCTCGCGCGATCTGCACAACGAGATCGACATGGTGAAAGAACGCAACAAGGCGTATGCCGACGCCGAGAAGGCCGCCGCGCAGCAGCGCGAAGCGTACAACCAGACCTACACCGGCATCGTCGGCGAGCGCGACGCCCTGCGCGAAGCCAACGAGGCACTGCGCGAACGCAATGAAGAGATCGGCCTCGAAGGCCGCGCGCTCGCCGAACTGCAGGCGACCCGCATCGAGGCGCTGGCGGTGCAGAAGGAGCAGCAGGCCGCCGACATCGAATCGGTCGGCATCGGCGGCGAGCTGGTGCAGCTCTACCGCGAGCAGGCCGCCGCCCTGCGCGAAAAGGCGCAACTCACGCGCGACGGCGGCAACCGCAATGCCGAGTTCGAGTCGGCCCGCCGCGCCGCCGACGACTACGCCCGTGTCATGGACTCCATCGGCAACGCCCTCACCGATTCGATCATGCGCGGCTTCGAGGGCGGCAAGTCGTTCGCGCGCAACTTCCTCGATTCGGTGCGCAACCTGTTCAAGACCACCGTGCTGCGCCTGGCGGTGCAGGGCGTGGTGACCGGCGTCACCGGCGCGGCGGTGGGTGCGCTCACCGGCGGCAACGCCAACGCGGCGGGGCTCATCAACGGCAACAGCGGCGGCGGGGCCAGCAGCCTGGGCGGTTCGCTGGGGCAATCGTTCGTCTCCAACGCGGCCAGCGGTCTGGTGGGAAATGGGCTGCTCGCAGCGGGCGGCTCGACGCTGCTGGCCGGGTCGTCGCTCGGCGCTTTCGCGACCGGCGCCGGTACCGCGCTGGTCAATGGTGCCGGCATCGTCGGCAACCTGTCTGCAGCGGGCTCGCTGATGGGTACCGGGACCATGTCCGGCTTCATGTCCGGCCTTGGCATGGCGATGCCGTACCTCGCCGCCGTGCTTGCCATCGTCTCGATCGTTGCCGGCATGGGCAAGGGCGGCACGCCGCACGCGGGGGCGGTCGTCTTCGGCGGTGAAGGCGGGGCGTCATTCAGCCCATCCACGCAAGCCGGCATCGATGCCTTCTATGCCGACCCGCGGCAGAACCAGCAGTTCCACGAGAGCGATTTCACCAAGCGCTACAACGCCGATGTGGCCAAGGCGCTGACGCCGCTCGCCACCGGCCTGGCCGACAGCTTCAACGCGATCACGCGCAAGTACGGTGCCGGCAGCGGTTACAAGATCGGCCTCGGTTTCAGCAGCGACGGAGAAGACAAGTCGCGCGGACGCTTCAGCATCCTCGATGCCGCCGGCCGCGAGATCAGCGACTTCCTGCGCAAGTTCTCGAGCGACGCGAGCAAGGGCATGGAGCAGTTCGGCCTCGCCGCGCAGCAGGGGCTGCTGCAGGGCCTGCGCGAGCTGGACCTCGGCCGCGAAGTCAATGCCGTGCTCGACAAGAGCCTGCAGGGCAGCACCGACTACCTCACGCGCCTCACGCAGGAGCAGACCGCCGCGCTGCTCGGCCTGCTCGAAGCCGGCCTGCTCGACGATCTGGTCAAGAACGTCGACCTCGCCGCGCTGAGCTTCGACGACCTCAACGCGCGCGTTGCGCAGCTCGCCAAGATCAGTAGCCTCAAGCCGCTGTTCGACAACCTCGGCGTCAGCATCGTCGAAGTCGGCGTGGACATCGTCGCCGCGATGGGCGGCATCGAAAACGCCTCGAACGCCATGCAGGCGTTCTACGCCACGTTCTACACCGACACCGAGCGCCTGGGCATCGCGCAGAGCCAGCTCGCCGAGCAGTTCAAGGCGCTCAACGTCGCGGTGCCGACCTCGAAGGCCGCGTTCCGCGCGCTGGTCGAAGGGCTCGACCTCAGCACCGCATCGGGCCGGCAGTTGTGGGCCAGCCTGCTGCAGATCGCGCCGGCTTTCGCCGAAATCAGCGACGCCGCGCAGCAGGCCGCGCAAGAACAGATCGACGCCCAGAACGCCGCCGCCGAAGCCGCGCGCCAGGCCGCGCAGCAAACGCGCGACGCCTTCCGCGACGTCACCAAGTCGCTCAAGGACTTCCTCGCCGGCCTCAAGAGCGGGCCGTACTCCGACCTCAGCCCCGAGGCGCAGTACGCCGCAGCCAAGGCCGCGTTCGACGCCACCGGCAAGCGCGCCGCGCTCGGCGACCTGGCCGCCATGCAGAGCCTGCAGAGCGTGGCGCAGCAATTCCTCGAAGCCAGCCGCGGCTGGTTTGCGAGCAGCGCCGGCTACAGTGCCGACCTCGCCGCCGTCGAAACGCTGCTCCAGCGCGTGATCGGCGTCGGCACGCGCAGCGGCGTGCGCGGCTTTGCCGCCGGCGGCACCGCGAGCGGCCTGTTCATGGCTGGCGAAGCCGGTCCGGAGCTGATCTACAGCGCCGCGCCGGTGCGCGTGCTCAATGCCGGCGACACGCGCAGCGCGCTCGACCCGGCGCCGATCGTGGCCGCCATCGATCGCGGCACCCGCGCCAACACCGACGCGCTGGCGCGCCTCGAAACCCGGCTCGCGCGCCTCGAGCGCACCAGCGCCGAACAGGCGGCCGAACTGCGGCTGCGGAATGCGGCATGAGCACCATCTACCTCGCGCACATCAAGGCGTGGAACCCGGTGGCCGGCGCCGAGGTGACGCTGCGCTTTGCCGATGCGCCCTTCGTCACCGGCACCGATGCGGCGTACCGGCCGCCGGGCGTGGCGGCGCATGTGGCGTATGACCCGCGCATCCGCCAGCCGGCCGCGATGCGGCGCGACTGCTTCGCGCGCGGCGCCACCGGCGGGGAGTCGCAGGTGGGCTACGGCGAACTGGTGCTGATCAATGCCGACGGCGCGCTCGACGCGCTGCTGGACTACGGCTTCGACGGGCGCGAGATCGAGATCCTCGCCGGGTACATGCGGCCGTGGCAGGCGCCGAGCTGGACCACGGTCCTCAAGGGCACCATGGAACAGCCGCTGCCGCGCTGGGAGGAGATGCCGATCCGCCTGCGCGACCGGCAGGCCGCGCTCGACGTGCCGGTGTGCGCCACGCGCTACGGCGGCACCAACGAGCTGCCGGACGGCCTCGACGGCGTGGCCACCGACATCAAGGGCCGCGTCAAGCCGCGCCTGTACGGCTACGGCTTCAACGTGGCGCCGCCGCTGGTGAACACCTCGCGCCTGATCTACCAGGTGAGCGATGCCGCGCTGGCCAGCGTGGATGCGGTGTACGACCGCGGCGCCGCGCTCACCAAGGGCGCCGACTACACGAGCCAGAGCGACATGGAGACCACCGCCCCGGCGGCGGCCACCTTCCGCGCCTGGCCGGCGGGCGGGTGCTTCCGCTTGGGCAGCAGCCCGGCCGGCGAGATCACGGCCGATGCCACGGCTGGCGCCGCGGCGGCCAACCGCACGGCGGCGCAGATCGCGCAGGCGATCGTCACCGGGCCCGGCGGCATCGCCAGCGGCGACGTGTCGGCCGCCGACATCGCCGCGCTCGATGCCGCCAACCCGGCCGAACTGAGCCTGTGGGTGAGCGACGAGACGACCTGCCGCGCCGCGCTCGACGCGGTGGCCGCCAGCGTCGGCGCATGGTGGGGGTTCGACCGCACCGGCGTGTTCCGCATCGCGCGGCTCGACCTGCCGGCCGGCACGCCGGTGGCCGAACTCGATGACAGCAACATCCGCAGCTTCGACCGCGTGCCTACCGCCGACACCGGCGCCGGCGTGCCCGCCTGGCGCGCCACGCTCGCCTACCGGCCCAACGCCACGGTGCAGACCAGTGACCTGGCCGGCAGCGTGAGCGCCACGCGCCGCGCCGAGCTGGCCGAACCGGCGCGCAAGGCCGTGGCCGAGGATGCCGGCGTCAAGACCGCGCACCTGCTCGCCACCGAACTCGCGTGGGAGACGCGCCTGGCCGCCGCCGCCGATGCCGACGCCGAGTGCGCGCGCCGCCACGCGATCTACAAGGCGCGGCGCGACCGCTTCGAAGCGCGCGTGGCGCTGAGCCACGACCTCATCGCCGCGCTCGACCTCGGCGCCGTGGTGCGCGTGACCCTGCCGCGCTTCGGCCTCGCCGCCGGCCGCCTGCTGCGCGTGATCGGCATGCAGCCGGATCTGCGGCTCAACCAGATCGATTTGACCTTATGGGGATGACATGAGCGCTGCCCACCTCTACCTGCGCGACGCCGCCACCGGCGAGATGCGTGCCGCCAGCACCGATGATTTCCTGAGCGGACGGGCGCTCAACCCGGTCGGAAGCCTGGTCGCGATCACCGTCGGCACCAGCGCAAGCACGCTCGCCGCGCTGATGGCGGCAGCCGGCAGCAGCATCGACGCCACGACCGAGGTCGTCGAACTCAAGATTCGAGACGACCAGGCGTCGGCGAACGTGGTCAAGCTGGCCTACACCGGCACCGTGACCAGTCTGCTCTATGACGCAGCGATGAGCCTCGACCCGTCGCGCGTCGATCCGGTCGCCCTCATCGGGCAGGGCGACAAGAGCGCATTCGATTCCTACAGCCTGATTGCCACTGCAAGCACCGTTGTCCTGGTGCGCAAGTATGTGAGGGCGACGTCATGATGGGCGGTGTTCAAAAATCGGGCGCGGGCGGTCTGCTGATCCCGCGCGGCCCGCAGATACTGCTGGTCGACGCGACGCCGGCATCGTGTTCATCGACCGGTGTCGACGAGGTATTGTCGTCGGTCGTGATCCCGGCCGGTCTGCTCGGTCCAAATGCCGTGTTGCGCATCGAGCCGGCCTGGATATTCAGCAACTCGGCCAACGCAAAAATAGTCGCGGTGAAGACCGCGGGCGGCGCTACGTTGTTTTCACGAACGCGGACCACATCTGCGAGCGAAACTCCACTGATCGTGGCCGCCAATCGCGGAGCGGTGAATTCCCAGGTGTATCCGTATGCCGGTCCTACGAACGGCACGGCGGGCTACCAGTCGGCCGGCTCCCTGGCGACGTTGGAAACAACGGCGATCGACTTCTCGGCTTCCCAGACCATCAACATCATCGGCCAGCGCGCGAACGGAGCGGACGTTCTGCGTCTCGACTACGTCATGATCTCCGTGTGGGATCAGGACTCGTAATGACAGCCTACCACATCGACTACAGCGTCACCGGGCCGGGATCCGGTTCGATCGTAGACCCGTTCAAGCAGGCTGCGTCAGTGCCTGCCCTTTCACCTGGAGACCAGGTGCTGTTCAAGAGCGGCGTCATTCACGAAGCGGCGTTTACAGTGCCGGCGTCCGGGGCGACAGGCAATCCAATCGTCATCGGTACCTACGGTGGAACCGCGCCCGGAGTGGTGCGCGCGCAGAATGGCGCGACAGCCCCGGTCCTTGTATCCGGTCGGACATGGGTGACGGTGCAGGATCTCGACCTGCGCGTGCTGTCTGGATCGCCCGAAGCGGTGGTGCACGTGATCAACTGCGCAAACGTGACGATTTCGCGCTGCATCTGCGATGGAGGAGGGAACTACGGGATCAAGGTCGACCACACCGGCGCATCTGCGCTGCAGGAGGTCCGCATTCTCGACAACATTATAGGCGGATCGAAGATCAATGCCGGGATCGCTGTAATCACCTCGGCGATGGACGGCGGAATTTTCGAGAACGTTGTCGTGGCGCGCAACTCGGTCAACGGCGCTGGGCTTGGTTCGACGAATCCGAACGCCGGAAGTGCGATGGCGATACGGTTCATCAACCGCGCCTATATGACGTTGCTGAGCGCGGGCGTCGATGTCGACGCGCGGTTCAGCAAGGGCGTGCAGATAATTGACAACGTCATAACGGACGCGCCGACATACGGTATCAGCGTCGTCGGCGTGAAAAGGTCTGCCACGACAATTGCAAACGTGATATCGGGCAATCGCCTGGTACGCATCGGAAACGGATCGACAGACACGCACTGCATCTGGCTTGGAACGTGCCGCGATGTGCTCGTGGAGCGGAATGAGGTGACGGACGGCGTCCCGTGGGCGGGCCAGTCGATCGGAACGGCAATTGGCATTTTTTGCGACCAGGCCGGAAATTCGTTTGGCTCGCGCGGCATCACAATAAGACACAACCGAATTCGGCGATGCGGCGTCGGGGCAACGACCAATACCGAGGTGGGTGGCGGCGGGGTGGCGACATTTTTGTCGAGCGACATATTGATCGCCGAAAACCGCATCGACGGCTGCAACAACGGGGTCGTGGTGCTTGGCACCTACGATGCGACGCCGCCGCCTACCAATATCAGGGTCTCAGGAAATCTGATATCAGGGGTGTCCGGCGCGGGAGTCTATGTAGCGAAAAAATCGGATTCCGTCTCCGTGGTCAGGAATGTGATCCGGCGCGCGGCGCGCGGTATCTATGCCGAGACCTCCGGCGGGGAGGCAATCACAAACTTTACAGAGATGCGCAACGATGTGCGCGGTTGCGCGCTGTCCTACGCGGGCGGTGACGAGCCGACGACGTTGCCGGGGACAGTCACCGTGCGTACGCCGTCCGCGAACAACTTGATCAACTACTCGCGCGCTAGGCCACACAGAATGGCCTCGCCTATGGTGGTGTGACATGGCAGAACTCCTTGTGCTTGACCCGCTGCTCGGCGCGCAGAACATCGTCTTCGGCTGGCCGAACCGCATCGACGAGGCCACGCTGTCGTCTTCGGGCACCTGGCAGGCGACGTTGCCGCTGGCGAACCTGCAGAACCGCGTGCTCGCCACGGTGGCGCGCTCGAACATGAGCCTGCTCGCCGACCCCGACATCGTGATCGACCTCGGGCAGGCGCGGCGCATCGGCGTGGTGGCGCTGGTGGCGCACAACCTCTCGGTGGTGTCCACGCTGCGCGTGGAGGGCGCCACCGATGCCGGCTTCACGGCCGGCGTATATGACTCCGGCTTCTTCAACGTGTGGCCCTCGGGCGTGGTCGACGCCGATCTGCTGGAGTGGGAAGACGACAACTTCTGGCTCGGCACGGTGAGCGCCGAGGCGCGCGCCGGCTACCAGGCGCCGTGCATCCACCTGCTGCCGGCGGCGGAGATCGCGCGCTACTGGCGCATCACGCTGCACGACCCGGGCAATGCCGACGGCTACCTGCAGGCCGGGCGCGTGTTCCTGAGCGACGTGTGGCAGCCGGCCGCGAACTACAGTTACGGCGCGCAACTGGGCTACGAAGATCGATCGGGCGTGGCCGAATCGCTCGGGGGCACGGAGTTTTTCGATGCGCGCGCGAAGTTCCGCGTGCATCGGCTCACGCTCGACTGGCTCTCGGAGTCTGAGGGCTACAACCGCCTGATCGAGATGCAGCGCCAGCTTGGGCAGACCGGCGAGCTGCTGGTGATTCCCGACCCGTCCGATGCCGCCAACATGCCGCGCCGCGCGATGCTCGGCCGCATCGCCAAGCTCACGCCGCTGGAGCACGCGATGACCGACCGCACCCGCTCGACGCTCGAGATCAAGGAGATCCTGTAGTGACCACCGTCACCATCAACGGGCACACCTACACCGACGACGCGGACCCGGCCACCGGCTTCGCCAACGGCGGCCACCGCGTGCGCTTCGTGCCGGCGCTCTCCGACGTGGTGGCCGTGGCCGCGCAGGTGGCGAGCAACGCGCTCGTGGCCAGCAACGCGGCGGCCTCGGCGGTGACCGGCGCTTCGACCTCGGCCAGCAGCACGACCAGCCTGGCGATCGGCACCGGATCGAAGTCGCTCACCATCGAGACGGGCAAGGCCATCGTCATCGGCATGACGGTGAAGATCGCCGTCACCGCCGACGGCACGCAGTGGATGGCGGGCGACGTGACCGCCTACACCAGCGGCACTGGCGCGCTGGTGGTGAATGTGACGACCACGCAGGGCAGCGGCACCTTTGCCGCCTGGACGGTGAGCCTGTCCGGCCCGCCGGGGGCCGGCATCCCGAGCATGACGGGCAATTCGGGACGCTTCCTCACCAACAACGGCACCAGCGCGAACTGGAGCGCGACGATCGTCGAGGCGAGCGGGCGCATCGGCATCGGCCGCACGCCGACCACCTACAAGCTCGAGGTGCAGGACGACCAGAACGGCATCTGCGGGCTGAACCAGATCAACAACGACACCGGCGCGCTGGCCGAATCGCGCCAGGCCGCCACGACCAATGCGGGCGCCACCTACCTGCGCCAGGTGAGCACGGCCGGCGGCGGCTGGGGCGGGTGCTTCAGCAGCGCCTCGGCGGGCAGCTACTTCGGCAGCGTGAATGCCGCCAAGGCGCGGCTGATGACCAACAACACCGTGCGCGTGGAGGTGCACGAGAGCGACGGCTCGGTGAACTTCACCGGCGGGGCCGGCGCGGTGCGGCTGGCGGGGCACATCACGCGCTTCGAATCCTCGACCATCACGCTGCAGACGGGCGCGGCGGTGTATGCCGCCGTCACGCACGGCGGCACGCGCATGCCCGACATCGTGCAGATCGTCGGGCGCATGAAGGTGGCGAACAACGGCTGGGCCATCGGCCACGAGGTGGATTTGACCAACATCGACGCCGGGCGCAGCACCACGCAGATTTTCATGGTGCAGAACGTCACGCCGACCTACAAGTCGGCCACCACCGGCGCGCCGATCAGCGCCAACGCGACCAACCTCGACATCGTGGTGAGGGTGTTCTGGAAATGACCACGCTCAACGCACGCGACTTTCCCACGATCGATGCGGCGCTGGATGCCGCCGAGACGATCGGCGCCGATGTGGGCTTTGACGAAGGCATCCACGTGACCGCCGGCCTGCGCCTGCGCGACGGCGTGCGCCTGGTGGCCAGCGGCAACGCCTGCCTGCAGTGGGCGGGCGGGCCGGGCACCGTGCTCGGCAGTGCCGCCGAGGGCGTGCTCAAGGATGCCGGCATCATCGGCCTGGACATCGATGCGCGCGATGCCGATACCGTAATCGGCTGGCGCAGCGCGGTGCAGTGCGTGCTGCGCGACGTGGCGGTGGCGAGCGACAACCCCGCCGCGGTGGTGCTGGATATCGACTGCAACGCTACCGGCCCGCAGAACCGCTGGGGCAACTACAACAGCGCCTACAACCGCATCGACAACCTGGTGCAGGTCGGGCGCTGCGGCAGCCTGGTGCGCCTGGCCGGCTATGACGACGGCAACGGCGCCCCGAAGGCCGTGACCACGCTCAACAGCTTCAGCGGCGTGCAGGCGGCCGGCGTGTGCGGTACCGGCATCGACTTCGCGCGCTGGTGCGACTCGAACCAGTTCGACGGCGTGTGCGAGCTGTACCTGATCGCCGACGGCGCCACCGGCGTGGCGTACAACACGGCCGCGCCGGACCAGAACGTGGGCGTGTATGCCAACCACTTCGCGCACCTGGCGGTGGATTCATTCGGCGTGATGCAGGGTCGCGTGGGGCTGCGGCTCAACCGCTGCCACAGCATCCGCATCGGGCATTACGCCAACGGCCCGGCGGCGGAGGGCGGGCAATACGTGATCAGCCCGCTGGCGCACGGCTTCGACATCCGCCTGCTGCGCGAGGCGGGCGGCTACGACCCGATCACGCGCGAGTGGCTCGACGGCTACCTGTTCGCCTTCGCCGATGCGGCGGGCGCCAACCAGCTCGTGATCGACAAGCACGGCCACACCATCCAGCGCGGCATCGCGCAGGTGGGCTTCGGGGCCGGCGGCGAGCCGGTCGGGCTGGAAATCGGCAACGGCCGCACGGCGGCCGGTTATGCGTATGTCGATTTCGTCAGCGACCCGGCGTGGCCCGACTACGGCCTGCGCGCCATCGCCGGGCCGGGCGCCAACGGCCATGCGTGGCTGTACCACCGCGGCGGCGGCGATCTGATCCTGCAGGCGCAGGACGGCGCCGGCCGCGTGGTGCTGGCCGGCAGCGACGGCGTGCCGCGCATCGCGGTGAGCAAGGACGGCGTGCGCTTCAATAACAAGCCGGCGCCGCGCGTGGTGGGCGGCCTCACGCAGGACGCTGTGTTGCGCAGCGCACTGGCACAGCTCGGGATCATCACCAACGTATGAGGGCCGCATGACCGAAGAGCGCCGACACATGGCCGAAGACCGGCGCACCGCGCCCGGCTGGGACGGCCGCGAACGCAGATCACACAATCCATTGATCGATGTTTTGATGAGCGCGCTCGACGAACAAAAAAACGAATTGCGGAAGCAGACGGATTTGCTGATGGACATCGACCGGCGCCTGATGGCGGTCGAGGATCTGATGCCCGACCTCAAGCCGATGGCGCGTGCCTGGGCCGGCGCCGGCGTGCTGGCCAAGATCGGCATGGCGGCGGTTGCCGCGGCCGGCGCGCTGTGGGCATTCGTCGAGTGGGCAAAGGAGCATCTGCGATGACCCCCGCCCAGCTCGTCGCCGCCACCGGCTGCCTGACCGAGGATGCCAACCGCATTGCGCGGCCGCTCACGGACGTGATGCAGCCGTGGGGCATTACCGGCCGGCTGCGCGTGGCGGCCTTCCTCGCGCAGGTGGCGCACGAGTCGAGACGCTTCCAGCGTCTGGAAGAAAACCTCAACTACACCGACCCGGCGCGGCTGATGGTGATCTTCCCGAGCCGCTTCACGCGCTACGATACGGCCATGCAGTACGTGCTCCAGCCGGCCAAGCTCGCCAACCACGTCTATGCCGATCGGCTGGGCAACGGCAGCGAGGCAAGCGGCGACGGCTGGGCCTTTCGCGGCCGTGGGCTGATCCAGATCACCGGGCGCGACGCCTATGCCGACTTCGGCGCCGACATCGGCGAGCCGATCGTTGCGCACCCGGATCTGGTCGCCCAGCCCGCCTATGCCGCGCTCAGCGCCGCGTGGTACTGGCGGCGCAACGGCTGCAACGCGCTGGCCGATGCCGGCCAGTTCGACCGCATCACCCGCCGCATCAACGGCCCGGCCATGGCCGGCCATGCCGATCGCGTGCGGCTTTACAACCGCGCCTTCCAGGCGCTCGAAGGAGTGTGACCATGACAAAGCGAGTTCGAATCGAAAATGCCGACCTGTCGCAATACAAGGTAGTCGTCGAGGTGTGGGATAAAGGCTACCCGGCTGGTGAGCCGGACAAGCTGGCCCAAACCATCGAGCTTAACAACCCGACCGATATGACAGGCCACGAGTGCTACCTCACCAGCACGCGCTATCTGGTTGTAAAGGAGGCGTGAAATGAAAAACATCATCCGCACCACCCGCCGCCGCGCCGTTGCGCTGGCGCTTTCCGCCGCGCTGTGCCCGCTGCTCGCGCAGGCCGCGCCGTTCCTCTCCGCCGACCCGTATGGCCCCGACACGGCCACGGCGGCGCAGCCCGATGCGGCGGAATTCACGATCAACGGCGGCGCGCCGATCGCCTGCGCGCTGGTTGCCGTGACCACGCCGGCCGGCGGCAAGCAGCCGAAGTGCGATCTGGCGAGCCTCACCAGCTCCGGCACCTACACCATTGTCATGACGGCGAAGCGCGCCGGCCCCTCGTGCGGCAACACCTCGGCCACGGCAGGGCAATGCACGTTCGGAGGGAGCGCCAGCTCGGCCCCTTTCGTCTATACGGTGCGCTCGGGGTCTGTCGGCGCACCTACAGCACCGGTGCTGTCCGCGCAGTGACCTGCACCGATACCTACGTCATCCAGCCGAGGTGAGCCGATGAGCACGATACTGAGCCTGATCGGGCGCTGGTGGACGTTTGTCGATGAGCGCGGCATCGTGCGCCGCGCGGTGCTCGGCGTGGCGATCTGGATGACCTGGCGCGTGAGCGTGTGGGCGATGGGCTACGCCGCCGACTCGCCGCGCCCCGGCGTGGATGTGGCCGCCATCATTGCCGCGGTCTCGGCGCCCATCACGCTGTTCGCCGGGGCGGTGTTCAAGTCCTACACGGAGAGCCGCGCATCATGATCAACCTGCTCTCGATGGCGCTGCCGTGGTGGGCCAAGTGGGCGGCGCTCGCCGCGCTGCTCGCCGCCACCAACGGCTGGACGTGGTACCAGACGCACCAGGCCGGCGCCGCGCGGCTCGACGCCTACCGCGCCGAGGTGGCGCTGGCCGGCAAGCTGCAACAGGCGCGCGTGGCCACGCAGGTCGCGCAACAGCAACGCATCACCGAAGGAGTCGTCGATGGATGGGATAAAACGGTCAAGGATCTCCGCGCACAATTTGAAGCGCAGCACGCTCGGCCTCGCGGTGGCGTCGGCCCTGGCCTCGATGGGCGGCTGCGCGAGCAGCCCGGTGCCGGTGGCAGCGGACTGCGCCCCCTTCCCGCGCCCGCCGGCGCCGCTGATGGCGCCCCCGCCGACGATCGACTTGCTGACTGCGCCGAGACCACGCTGATGCTGGTGCGGCTGCAGGAGTGGGTGCAGCAGCAGCAGGCGGTGGGGATGTGATCAGCCCGCGAGGCGGGCGGCCTTGATCTGGAAAAGCTCCCAGAACGCCGGATGCATGCGCCGATCGCCGGCCTCCCACTGCTGCCAGGCGCGCAGTGATGTGTGGATGAGGCGTGCGGCCTCCGTCTGCGTCAGGCGAGCGTTAAATCGTTCGCCGACGATTTCGTCGGGGGTCGGGTTGCGAGCCGCCGAAGCGGCCCGCGAGCGGTTGGGGTGGTTAGGCAATGCGAAAGTTGTGCGGGTCGGATTCATCCCAGAGTACCAGGCGGTGTGGATACCCGCTGCGCAGCAACGAGGCCATTTTCTTGCTGTTGATGGACTCAACGCGCTGGCTGCATTGTGAGGGGAACGCGGCGCGGGCCTTTTTAGAATCGAACGACAGGACAGATGCGCTGTTCTCGAAGTTGCCGTCTTGCCAAGTGACTGAGTGGAAGCGTGCCATTTTCTTTCCTTATGCCCCTAGATCCCGAGGCGCGGTTGTGGTGTATCCACAGTTCTAATAATACGCGCATTGCGCGTATTGTCAAGGGGGCGGAGAAAATATTTTGAACCCGCTGCTGCGTCATCACATCGCCACCCTGCGCCTGCGGCCGGACGCGCCGTGGCCGTCGGTCATTCGCCGCTGGCGGGGGCGGTGGCTGCGGTAGCGAGTTCGAGGCGTCACAGGTATTCAACTTTGTTGTCCGCCGTGATCATCTTCAGTCGCGTAGCCTTCA